GGAACTGCAGGTCATCAACTTAAAACAGCTAGACGATCTTTAAATATTCTTTTTCAAGAATGGGGTAATAGAGGAATCCATTTTTGGGAAGTAGGAAATACTAACATCAATATAATAGAAGGCTCTGCAACTAATGTAGATGCAACTGACGAAGGGGCTGGAATATATACTTTCTATAGAAATTCTGTAGATAGTGCAGCAGCGGCAGCAGCTTCACCTCAAGCAACCACTACTCCGGTAACTAATATCTATGGTATTACAGATATTTTAAATGTTACTTACCGACAAAATTATAATACTACTTCTCAATCAGATATTGGATTAACTAAAGTTGCAAGAGACGCTTATGCAGCAACCGCGAATAAAGCTTCACTTGGAACTCCTTCTCAATTTTGGGTCCAAAGATTAATAGATAAAGTTACTATTACTATTTATCCTTTACCTAATTCAACAGCAGCAGCTAATTATTTAAATATTTATTTTGTGAAAAGAATTCAAGATGTAGGAACATTTACAAATGCAACGGACACTCCTTATAGATTTATTCCACCAATGGTTTCAGGATTAACATATTATTTATCTATGAAGTTTGCACCACAAAGAACACAAGAATTAAAATTATTATACGAAGATGAATTTGCTAGAGCATTATCGGAAGATGGTTCTCCAGCTAGTACTTACATAACCCCTAAAACTTATTACCCGAATATATAATGGCTAGATTTTCAAAAGGTAGAAGAGCACTTGCAATATCAGACAGGTCTGGTGTAGCATTTCCCTATAAAGAAATGGTAAAGGAATGGACTGGTGCATGGGTACATAATTCTGAATTTGAAGTTAAACAACCTCAATTAGAACCTCATCCAATAGGAGCTGATCCTCAAGGTTTAGAACATGCAAGACCTTCAAGAGTAGCACCCGCAGTTACACAGCTGATGCCTTTTGATCCTTTTATAACGTATGGTGCAGGATCTGCTTATATAAATGTTAATGTACCAAATCATGGTTTAACTAATGGAGATACTTATCGTTTTAGAGGAATGCCTAGTACGGCAGGAGCTTATGCGGATCCAGCTAGTTGGGATGGAATTACAGGAGCTAAAATTGCGCTAGCTGCAGGCTATGCTATAACTACAGGAAAATATGTCTCTGGTGCTAGAGATACAGATTTTACAACAGACTGGTTTTATTTTGTTGTAAATACTGATACAGCTACAACAGGTGGAATAGAAGGAGGAGGTTATCCAGTGTCCGTTGGACCGGTAACCATAGAAGCATAATGGCCGCATACACACTTTCAGATTTAGAAACTGACATTAGAAATTATACTGAAGTAGACAGTACTGTTTTTACTGGTGCTATTCTAGGTAGATTTATTGAAAATGCAGAATATAGAATTGCATATGATATTCCTATGGATTCTGATAGATTTGTAGATGAAGGAACTATGGCTGCAGATGTTAATAACATTAGAGTTCCAGCTGGAACTTTATTTGTAAGAGGTGTTGAGGTATTTAATGCTTCTAATTCCACGGAAATGGGTACATGGTTGGAAAGAAGAGATCAAACTTTTTTATCTGAATATGTAGGAGAGTTAACAGGACCTGAAGGATCAACTACTTCTGGAGCTGATGTGACAGGAAAACCTAAATATTATTCTATGTTTGGAGGAGCTACAGGAACAACTGATACTACTTCAGGCTCTATATATTTAGCACCTACACCTGACGTTAATTATATATTTAAAATCTATTTTAATAAAATTCCACCTGGTTTGGAAACACAGACTTCTGGAACCTATATTAGTCGGTACTTCCCACAAGGGCTGCTTTATGCCTGTTTGGTAGAAGCTTATGGATTTTTAAAAGGACCAGCAGATATGTTGACATTGTATGAACAAAAGTATACACAAGAGTTACAGAAGTTTGCATCAATGCAAATTGGAAGAAGAAGACGAGACGATTACACGGATGGAACAATAAGAATACCAATCGAGTCACCGTCTCAATAATTAGGAGAGTTTTATGGCAATAACATCAGCAATTTGTAACAGTTTCAAAGAAGAAATTCTACAGGGCGGACATTGTTTAAATGCTTCTGGAAGTACAGCTGCAGGCAACGCAATTAAATGTGCTCTTTATTCAAGCAACTCAGCAGTCTTAAGTAAATCAACAACAGTTTATGCGGCTCCAGCAGACGCAACTGCGGATCCAACTTCAACCTATGAAGTTACAACAACAGGTTCAGGATACACAGGTGGGGGAGCAACGTTAACAAATATTGATGTCACTCTAGATAGTGATACAGCAGTTTGTGATTTTGCTAATGAAAGTTGGACATCGGCTAGTTTTACAGCTAGAGGATTATTACTTTATAATACTACTGCTATTACAGGATTTACAACTAATCGATCAATTCTTGCTATTAATTTCGGTGCAGATAAAACTGTAACTTCTGGCACATTTACTATTGAATTTCCAGCAGCAGGTGCATCAACAGCAATTATACAGCTAGCATAAGGAGTCTTTCCTTATGGCTAATACTTGGAATCAAGCCCTAACAACCTGGGGACAAAATACTTGGGGTGAACAAGCTGACGTCACTCTTACATTAACCGGTCTTTCAACAACTTCATCAGTTGGAACTGTAGTCGCTTATCCTGAACAAGGATGGGGAAGTGATTATTGGGGAGTTGAAAATTGGGGCGAGTCTGGACTAACGGTTCCTGTTACAGGTCTCTCATTAACTTCAACTTTAGGAACACCTACTACTACTCAACTTACAGTTGCTAGTTTAACAGGTATTTCCTTAACCGCTTCTGATGGTACTCCGGTCGGAAGATCAGATGTTTCTTTTGCTCTTACAGGAATATCAGCCGCTTCTTCTCTAGGATCCGTTATTACAGAAATTGGTGTGCCTCTCACAGGTATTTCCTTAACCTCTTCTGATGGAGCGCCAACTATAGATTCAAGTAATACAACTGCTTTAACTGGAATTTCTCTTTCTTCTGATATAGGGTCGGTTACTATTTCATCAAATCCACTGGTTCAACCAACTGGACTTTCTGCTACAACATCAGTTGGAGCTATTACACCCGCAGATCAAGTAATGGGATTAACAGGGCTGTCCGCTAGTATAACTGTAGGAAATGTAGCTCCATTAGGATTTAAGAGAATTACAGGAACACAGGCAGCAGGATATACTAGAGTTACTGGAACTCAAAGTGCAGGTTATACACGCGTAACTCCTGTTTAATCTATGTTGACATTATGTATAATATTAAATATAAAAACAGATATAAGACATATTAATTAGGAGATAATCGATGCCATCAACATATAACAATTTAGGTATCCAATTAATGGCCACTGGTGAAAACGCCGGGACCTGGGGTACAAAAACAAATACTAATTTAGATTTAATCGCAGAAACATGGGGCTATATCTCTATTGATATGGCATCAACTGATGTTACATTAGCAATGACTGATGGTACTGCGGCTAATGGAAGAAATTTTATTTTAGAATTAACGGGTACTTTAGCAGGAAATAGAATTTTAAATATTCCAGCTACCGCTGGAACAGGTCCTGTAAATATTGAAAAAGCATTTTTAGTTTTAGATAAAACTAATAGAAGTGGATCTAATTTTACTTTAACTTTTAAAGTAACGAGTGCTACGGGAGTGATCATTCCTCCGAATTCTAACATTTTCTGTTATCATAATGGAACCGATATTTTAACTTCAGGTATGGTAAGTACTAGAGGATCATCAGCAACTTTAGCGACTCAGGCACAATATACTTTGCCATCAGCAGATGGATCAGCAGATCAAGTATTATCAACAGACGGATCAGGAGCGATGAGTTTTGTAACTCCTGCGGCAGCAGGAATATCAATGGGACAAGCTATTGCAATGGCAATCGTTTTCGGATAAAACAATAGAGGAATAAAAAATTATGGCAAATCCAAATATAGTATCAGTCGCAACAATTCTCGGTGGTAATGCCGGTTGGAATTTATCAACAGGATTAACTACAGAA